ACTGGACTTCATATTTCCGTTGGCAGTTAGAGCGGCAGGAAGTCGGGCTTGAATATCCCTCACTCCAGGGTCAACCAGAGCAGTTGCAAAAATGTCGTATTGATCCATCGTCAAATCCGAAGTGTGGAAAAGTCCATAAACTATCAACCCGTCATTGCCAGAATATGAATATCGGTATGCACCGGGTAGGTTGGTTAGTGCAGTTACTGCCGTGAGTGCCGCGACGAGGACGTTGTTGGCAGAGTCAACGACGGTAATCGTGGGGGCAGATGATGGGGCAGGTCCTATCCCAAGTTTTGTGTAACCACAGGATAATTCATATAAAGTAGCCATAATTAACCTCGCACCACGGTGATAACGCATGAGGTGGAACTTTTCGTGAACGTCCCCAAAGTGCCGGCATTAAAACTACACGTAATAGCCGCAGTGATGGTTGTTGGCGTCGTAACGGACGACCAAATATTAACATTCGGCCACGATGTAAACACTGAATTTGGTACACCAGTTGTCGCCTCCATATCTCGCAACCCAACCAACTCCGAATCTTTCGGTGCTCTCCAGTCCGTGTGTGGATTGCCTGCCCCAACGTTATATGCGGCGATATAAGGAAACATGCTCCTGCACACAATTTTGATTGACCGTGATCCTCCGGCTGCTTCGGTCGCCAAAGTCGTAAACGTCACAGATACTGCCGCGGAGGCTGTAGAGTTGACCGTCCCCGTTATCTGTGTGGCAGAGTCAATTGTGGCGATGACAGACGCCGCACCAACCCCTATCCCTGTGATTGCCATGCCTTTGCGGAGTTTTGACGTGTCAGATAGTCCAGAGATGATCTTGTTCCCGTTGGTGGTTGTGCCGGTCTGTGTAGCATCGGCGGTAAACCCTGTCCACAGAACAATGTCAAGGTCTGCCCCGTTGGCGGTCACGGATACGACCCGATAGCCGCCTGCTTTGTTGTTGTTGGCAACAGCGAACCCCGCCAGTTCGAGCAAATCCCCTACAGAATACTGGTTGATTTCCGTTGCCGCCGCCCCTGCTATTTTCAAGGTCTTGGTCGGGGCATCCATCGACAGGTTTGCATCAGCTGGATGCAGGGTAAAACACAGCGTCGCGTCATACCATCTCATAGTCCCATCCGAGGCGGGACCAACTTTCTCTGTGTTCGTTGTATACCGTCTCCACATCAGGCCGGTGTTGTTATCGAATATGCATTCGTTGCTTGGCGCGACCTGCTTGCAGATGGTTATATAGGCTCCAGCAGCCTCGTTCAACACAAGTGCTTGAGTGGTAATCAGAAATGCGGCGGTTGCGCCTGTGGCTACCGTGTAAGTGCCGTTATTCGAGACAGACCCACGCACCACGATGGTATCCCCTGCGATAAACGTTGCCATCAAGTTCGCGCTGTCCAAAATCTTTTTTGTCGCTGTGTCAAATGAAATGGTAGCCGCCGCATAATGCGGCATGTTGACCGTGGTTGTTCCTGAATATGCACCGGTTGTCAGGACGGTGTAACTCGGCACAATGCCGAGCTGACTATCACCATCGTCACCAATGTTGTAGATGGTTTTCTGCATGGTGGCGAGCAGTTTCGTCAGGTTACGATGTGGTTGCGCAAATGGAAGCATTAGTCACCTATACCATCTTCATAAATCCCAAACGGCAGTCCTTACCTGCAACTGCGATAGCGAACAGAATCGCATCGGGTCGGACGTTGATTACAATAGGTGCTCGTGAAAGAGAGCCGCTAGGAATAACGATGCCTTCACCTACTTTAATGTCATCTCCACCAACGTAAGCATGGCAACCTTCTTCCTCAGTCATGTTGAACAAATACAAGTTATACCCGCGGGGCTCCAAAGGGTCCAACGGATCTGTGATAACTTTCTTATTATGAGTAATGTGTATCTTACCAGAAATAGCAGTAGTCATTTCTTAACTCCTTTCATAAGTATCGTTGGCTTAATGTCTTCGAGATTATCCAGGATCCTAGTTTGATTGCTAAGGATAGTGACTATGTTAGTGTTAGTTTCCACCATGCCTAACGCTAACCCCTGAATAGCTTTAGATATGTCGGCCAGAATAGCTACACGATTCTCTTCAAGCTTGTGCTGCCATTCTCGTTCAGATGTTAGCTCGATTAGTCTATCTTTGCGTTGATCCTCTGTCGACTGGATCCGACCTGGAATGAACTTATTAAACGTGAACGGCAGGATGTCTTTTACCAAGACGTAAGTCAGCAGACCGACCCAAATACCGTAAGTGTTTAAGAACGTCTCGAGTGTTCCCATGCTATTGACCTCTCCTTCGCCATATCAGGTTCGTCGCGTACCTGGTCATGTCTATGAAGTGATTATTCTTGTCCGGGTACTCGCTAATGTAGTTCCCATCCTTGTCTTGCTCAAGCTCATAATCAATGAACTCCTGTGCGGAGAATGGGCACCTAACATTGTCAATGATAATTGCGCGCAGGGATTGTAGCCACTTTATGGAGTAACTAACGGAGTCCGCACCCTTCTCTGTCCCCCGGATGTTCGCGCCATATTCCTTAAAGTCCGCTATGCTCTTAGGTTCTGCAGAATCAGCAATGATAAGATCCTCAGGTCTATACTTCTTCTTCTCCACCAGATCCTTGTACACCGCCTTATTGCCCTTCTTCTGCGCGCGATACTCATCAAATATGTAAAGCGTCATGCGCGCTGCATCATAGTGCATCTTGCCCCACGCAAATGGATCCGGAAAGTACCCCCAGTCTACTCCTTGATGCAGGTGGTCAAACTCCGCGATGTCCCGGTCCGCAAGCGCTTTAAATTGTACATTATCGAAGACCTGCCCACCAGTCCCGTTCACAATGCCCAGGTACTCATGATCGTACGCGTTAGGATTAACTTCCTTTAAGTGCTCCGCTTCATCAACAAAGATCTGCCCCAGCCACTCCGGTGGTACCGTTAAGTAATTGGATTGATGCTGATACTGATTCACCTTGGGGATTTGAATGTACTTGTTCGCCCAGTTACCTGAAGTGCGCGGCGGGTTGAAGCTTTTGAAGATCCATGCCAACTCGCCACCTCGAATGACCGACTGCTCAATCTTACGTATTGCTTCTGGTCCATGAAACTGATCCAACTCCTCAAGCCATAAGATCGCAATGTAACCGAACGGCGGCTTGATCGACTTGACTTTCCCAGGATCATCCGCGCCACGAAAGTATATCTGCTGATGTGTTGGAATGTACTCTATTTGAAGAGGAGAAGTTGTGCACTTGAACTGGCTGCTCAGACCCATCTCGTTTATGGACCACTGCAGTTGCGCGTACACGCTGTCTCGCAGGGTGTTTCTGACTTGCCGCATGGCTAGACCATGTATCTCCGGATTGTTCACGATGAGCATTATAAATGCTTCAGAAACAAAAGTCGACTTTGTCGAGCCGCGCCCGCCGGAGAAGATGTACTCCACGTGGTTGTGCGCCTTAATGTCGCGGTATGCTCGTAAGAAGTCCGGCGCAATAAGCTCTGCCGGGATCGAGAGAGGTTGCTTCTCCTGGTCCGCGCGCTCTTCTACTTTTGATATTCTTTGCACCCGTTCCCCAGTCTCTTTCGCAATGTCGTCATATATCCCCCGAAGCTGCTCATACTCTGCGCGATTAAATTCAAACTCTTTTACGCGCTCATAATCCATGCCGGATCCTATACCCTTCACGCGCTCAAGCCAACGCATATTCTTTTTAAATTCAGTGTTCTTACGAAGAAGATCCTCCTCCAGCATATCAGCAAGTTGCTGTAAGTGGTTGACCCTGTTTTCGCTTAATGCCAAACCTACGTGCATACCAAGTTCTGCTTTCCTTTTTACTATGTCCCTAAAAACTATGTGCTCCTTTTTACGGTACGCCGCTACTTGACTCCCGGTAACAACGAATGGCTCCTTTAATTTTGTCGCTGCTTCAATGATCTGTGTAGCAGTATCCCCTCTTCCTAAACGCTTCAAAATAAAAGCACGTTGCTCAGCAGACAACATTCTCTCTGGCGCGCGCTTACGCCTACCATTCTTTTGTGTTCTGTTGCTCTCAACTGACATAGATATATTGTACACCATCTCACCTTAAAATAGCTTAGCAGAAACTTCTCACCAGCATTGGTGTTCTCTAAAATCATACCTGGACAGAAAT